GCAGTAATGCCTTGCAGCTGATTCATTAAGCTACGTTGAGCTTCTGATTCCATAATAGCTTGACGAGAACCGCCAAACGCGCCTTGACCCACAGCTTGAGCTTTACGTACTCCCTGACCAATATTGTAGTCACGAGCAGCCTGGGACTTTTGATAGTCCACCACGTTTTGCATGTAGGGTGACATGTAACCTTGCATAGCCCTTGGATCTTGAGCTTGTTGCGCAAATTGTTGCCCAGCACCAGCAGCTTGCCCTGCTAGACCAAGAGAGCCTAAACCAGCAGCACCAGCTAAACTTGTAGCATCTCCAAACTGTCCGGGAGTTCTTAGTTGTCCCGTGCTTCGCATTGCCTGTTCTTGTAATGGTTGAAATCCTGCTACGTATTTATCAAGGTCAGTGCTATATGGTTTATAAGGTTTAAAACCAGTAATTTCACTACCATCCATGTCAAACAATTGTTTCTGGGTAGCACCAAGCATTGTCTCAACATAAGGCTGAGCGTATTCTGGAATGTTGGTGTTGTATGTTGTACCTGTACTAGTAGTCTGTCCACCCCCGCCACCACCACCCATAAATGGTGTGCGTTTACCTTCCCAAGTCCAACCGTTGTGTTTAGATCTAAGCATTTAAGTGCTCCTTGCGATACTCATCGTACCGTTCATTAACAATAATTTTCCAAATATTGGGTAATACTTCTCTAGCTTTTTCATATCCTAAACAAGTCTGCACCATGAAGGCAGCTATATGCCCCCCTGCAAAACGCAAGTTATGTGCAATTTCTAATCCATGCTCGTCTTTATCTTGTTCAAATTTATTAGCTACTTCAAACGCAGAAATAACAGTCATCCACATGGGAGTAATCTGCTCTCGTATGGCTTGATAAAAGGGATTAGAAGGAATATACACAAGCGCTACTAAAAATGCGTTATTAATCTCTTGCTGGCTAACTTCCCTATCTTTATCTACAAGATCATCCCACGTCTGAACTAAATCAACCAACATAAAAAACAAATTAAGTGCGTCTTGATTCCCGCCAAACCACTCTACTTTGGCTTTTTCTAAGTCAATATGTGCGGCTTTAAATGTCATTTAGGAATATACTTTTTTGCTTTAACGGCTGGGGCTTGTTTCTTTTTACCCGTTCTAGCCACACGCACTTTGTCCATCATTTCATGCAATTTCTTAGCGCCGGCGTCCGTAGAGCCATTACCTAAGTGACTAACCACATCAGCAGGAACTACAAATTCACCATCTGCTAGACGAGCTGGCTGCCTACGCCCAATTACTGCAGGGATGTTGTCACTCATGCCATCCCCCGGTCCTTTAAGTAAACGAGGATTTCCACCATCAGCATAACCACCTAAGTTATAGCCCATGATTCCTCCGGATGCGGCCTGCTGTGTTCCGGCTGGAGCAAAATTAACCACACCTAATGGTTTTGGACGAGGTATAACAGGACCTGCTATACCAGCACGTTTACTAGCTTTGCCTTGACGTATTAGTGCAGCTGTTAAAGGATCTTGATATCTAGTGTCTTGGTCGTCGTCATACGCAATTCCAACTCTTCCTACATACGATGGAGCGGGCGGTTGCTCAGGCGCTTGTCCTTCCATTAAGGCGTAATAACGCGCAAAGTCAGCTTCAGGGTCTTTTTCTCTTGGTGTGCCTTTAGCAAAACTAGCAATACCACCACCAGCCATTGTCCTTGGCATAACAGCTAGTTGTGGTTGCATACCGATTCCTCCAGGTCCTCCTGGAAATACTGCTTGTGGAGCCATACCAGGTCCGCTAGTTGCTGCTCCTGAAAATCCTTGTGAAGCCGTATTGTTTGGATTTAAATTAACTGATCCTTGTAAACTTATTGGAATTTGACCGCCACCAGCCATTAGCATGGGGCTAGACCGCTCATAGGCGGGGGCTTCATCTACCATTTCAGAGCTTACTGGGCGCTGGGTAGGAGTGGCGTACTGGGTCTTATCAATCATGCCTTGGGGGTATAGACCTCCTTGTGGATTCATAGCCGTGTTCATCATAGACATACGTTCTACAGGACCACCCCCTTGCAAAGAGGTAATTCCGCCTAAAGCATAGTTGTAGCGTTTTTCTTGATAAACATTAGGCTCAGGACTAGTTGCTTGGAAATTAGGGGATAGTGAATATTGACCTTTATATTGTCGTTTTTCAGGCATGGGTGTGCCGGGTGGTTTAAACGCTCCCGTATAACCCAAACCAGTAGTGGCAAGCGCGGCTGTTTGAAATTTATTTTCACCCATGTATTTAGTAACAGAATCAAAAGCATCTAAGAATGGATTACCGCTACCACTAAATCCAGTAGTGCTAGGAGGTTGCAGTTGCATAGCGTTAGCTTGAGCAGTGATATCCGCTGCTGTAGTTTCAGCACCCGGTACTACAGAAGGAACGGGGGGAGCGGGGGGAGCGGGGGGAACAGTAGTATTCTGAACTAACGGAGCGGGTACATCAGATGTAACTGTCGAAGCAGTATTGTAAAAAGGGCTAGTCCCAGTGTCAACTGGACTTTCGCTAAATACTTGTTTTAACTGCTCAAAACGAGCTGCATCTTCTGGATTAGTAAACCCTTGTTGTCCTAGTTGTTCCAGCCCAGCAGGGGTGCTACCAGCAGGAGGAGGTGGGGTAGCAACGGTCTCTATCCCACCAGCAGGAGGAAGCGGAGTTGAAGGAGGGGGTGGAGTAGCAACAGTCTCAATCCCACCAGCGGGAAGAGGCGGAGTAACTGGAGCGCCAACGGGAGGTGGAACAGCGCCAGACGCAGCCGTAATACCTTGTTGTGCACTTTGTTGAGCAGCGGCTTGAGTAGCGGCTTCAGCGGCGGCAGCTTGGGCGGCTTGTTGAGCAGCGGCAGCGGCGGCGGCTTCAGCGGCGGTAGCGGCGGCAACTTCGGCGGCAGCAATTTCTGCTGCAGTCATTACAGCATAGCTCTCTGCAATAAAAGTCATAATTTATCTCCTTCAATCTGCATTAAGTCATTAACAGAGGCTATTAAACCTATATCTTCATAGTTTGGCGCTATAATTTCGTTTTCCATCTTATCTAAATTTTCTTCGCCTACATGTTCAGTTAAATGTATAGTTGTCCAAATAGTATCTTCATGTGCATATACGGCACGCTTTAGACCTACTTCCGATATAAACGTACACGGTCCTTCTAATTCTTTCTTGCCAAACTCTGTAAATACTGTAACCCGCCCCTTAGAAATAATATTAAGGTGCTGATGCCTATGTATTTTACCTATAACTAAAGAGCCTTTCCGTAAGAGTATTTCTCTGGCATAGGTGCAGCATCCGTATTTTTCATCTATGGGTGAAAAATAATGTTTTAAAGGGCTATCAACTGGGTTTAATCTACCTGCTTTTAGCCCTTCTTTTATGCCTTGTTGAACAGTTAAAACGTCCTGTCTGAATTTTACTTTGTCAAGTGTGTTTTGTATAGTGTTTGTCATTTAAACCACCGTTCCAGCTGCGTTAATCCAGTTTGTTCCGTTCCAATAAATTGGTCTTCCAATAGTTGTGTCAAAGTAATACTGCCCTACTTCTCGCCGCTCGGTTGGTCTGTTTGCTGTAGTGCCAGATGGAGGCACAGTAACGTTTTGGGTAAAGTTATCAATCTGGTTAAAATATAAACGCAAGGCGTTATTAAGTTGATCTATGTAGCGCTGTTGATATTCTGTGGGCGCAACCAGTAAATTGGGCGCTTTGGAGGGGCGTAATGGGGTAATAGCCATTAACGTTTTCCGTCTGGTCTAATATCAATACGAGGGCTACCTAACTGCCAAGCAACGCCTAGGGTAGTTGACTCAATCCGAAAGCTCATCTGACGGGCACGTAAACGGGTATAGACCTGCCCTGTAAACTCCTGCACATCATATGTATTACGGCTGGTGTAGTTCTGCGTACTAGTTATTCGTGGGTTATCTGCTGTGCCGTAAGGCGCTCCTGAGTTTTGTCGTGGACGTAAAGTCATCGTAACCGAGGGCTGGTTTGCATTAGAGCCGTTAAACGTAATGTCTGGCAAGATGCGCCAGACAAACCCAAAGTTATGTCCATCACCGATGTCAAAGTCAGAAGACTGAATGTAGGCTTCAATTGGCACTGGGGTTAATCCTGATACATCATCCACGTTAGCTTCGTGAAACAAAATACGGTTATTAACACTATCGGCTGCCATTGGAAATTGACGTAAACCTGAGTCTAGCCAAGCGGTGCGATTTATTGTGCCGTACGACCATACTCGCTCAAGGTAGTTATAGATAATATAGCTGTCAATGGCGTTGCTATTTTGTGAGCAATAAAACCACCAGACTTCGTTATACGACTCGTTAGAGCCAGCAAAGACTTGGAACGCTTGGTCTTTATTAATATCGTCAAAGACGAACTGCCACAGCGAGCAGGGTAGGGTTTCTACACGACCTGTGTATGAGAAGAACTTATCTGTACCCATCCAATAGGTAACGTTATTAATAGTGACAGCTGCATTTGGCGACATCACAGTAATGTTGTCTTGCAACAACTGAAAACCCCAGACGTAGGGTGGTCCAAGGTACTGCATAGAATAGATAGCTGCATCCGACCAAACCAAAATCTCTTGACGGGTTGAGCGAGCCAAAATAATAGACGAACCAATATTTAAGCGGTATTCGCCAGCCTGATTAGTAGCGTCTGGCACCCAGTCGAATGGGTTTTCTTGGTCTGACCAACGTACTAAAAGGGGGTCAAAGGTTGTATTAGCATTAGCAGGGTCATATGGGTTAGCCCCAAAACAAATAGCAAAACGCTGAATTGAGGAGCCAATAATTTGATTGGTTGTGTTGGGTACAAACTGCCCTGCAAAACCTGCATTAGTTGATGCGGTATTAAGTAAAAGTGCCCGTACGCTAATACCTGTAGTGGCATCCCAATAGTAGACCGAACCACCACGGGGGGCAATTAAAAGGTCTTCACCAAAGTTGTCGTTTGTCCAAAGGCGTAACTGTTGACCAATACCCACAGTAGCAGCAGTACCCCAACCACGCACAGGAGCCACAGGCGTAGATACCACAACGGTTCCACCAGAAGCCGCAGTTGACGTGGTTGTAGAAGCTGTTATGGAGCTAATATTGATGGTGTAGGCGTTGACGCCAGTTACTGTTACAGGAAAGGCTTTTTGCAAAATAAGGCGGTTTATCCCGCATGGGTCAGAAGCAATACTGACAAAATACACATAATCACCCGTTGTTAAACCATGGGCGGTTTGAGCAACAGTAAGAACTTGAATACCTGTAGCTGTTGCAGTAAACGGGTTAGTAAGCGTAGTGTCAATGTAAGAAGGCCAAGTACCTGCGCCCCAACCAGTTCCTTGAATAAAGACGTCTAGACCAGTTTGAATCTGAAACGCCATAACAATGGCTGTTCCACCGCCAGTTGCAGTTGAAGATGCATTGCTAGTTACGGTAAACGTAAAGGTGTCTAGGTCTACGTAGGTAATTTGATGTTCTGCATTTAACTCCGTGGCAGGGATTCCACCCACTGCAGTAGCGCCACTAATAGTTACAAAATCGCCTGTTATGCCGCCGTAGTTTGCATAGTCAATCGTAATGACGTTAGAGCCGTTAGTCGTCTTAATGATGTTATCTGTTGTTGGTATAGACGAAGTAGTAAATGTGGCACGAATAGGCGTAACGTCGTTATAGTCGCCACCTTGCTCAATGTAGTATTTAAGGTTTGTACCTACGCCCAGTAAGTTAGCTCCGTTTAAAGTAACCCAGTTCCACAGCGCACGAGCAACGCCCAAATAAGTATCATTAGACAAGCGAATCCAACCACCAATCTTTTCAGGAAAGCCAGACCGAAAACGTACTTTGTCGCAGTCAAACCAACCACCCTCGTTGGAGTAGTCTGTGCCTTCTCGGTTAAGACCTGGGCGGAACTGTAATTTTTGTAATGGCATACGGGTTTACCCTAAGATAAGAACAATGCTCGTTCGTCGTTTCTACGAGTAACTAAGCCTTTCAGTACTTTACCGCCAGCCAGCGTATATTTCAAGAACTCTTCTGCCGCCCCTTCCATTTCACCCCGAAGAACCTTTTGACGGAGGGTGCTGCGCTGTAATGCTCCCAGACCAATATTGAAGCTAAAAGATACAAGAGCATCGAACTGACCTTGAGTGAGCTTAACGGGACAGTAGCGTTCAACACCTCGCTCAAAGCGATTAAGATCGTCTCTAAGAATGTCATCTACTTCCTCCATCGAAAAGGTACGGTCATCTTTATATTCCAGTGGGTAGGCATCCCGCTCATCTATCTTTAAAGCACCTTGCCGTGGGTAGAGTACATGCCCAACACCAATCGTCCACAATTTTGCGGGACAGCGATATGGACGTTGACGGACACCTTCGTGGTGCTTAATCATTTTGATTGCTTTATCGCTTACTTTCATTTCTTACTAAAGGCTTGAGTCCCGAACCAGAAAGCTATGATGGACGCCAAAATCTGCATCTCATCTGCATCAAACACCATTGGGATAGCTTCTGCAAACGCTACTCCGCTAGACCATGCCCACCAAATAGACGCTACATCTACGATGATTAGTAGGAAAACAAACAGGTAGGTTACGACTGGGCGCACCGAAGCTCGTAAGTTAATGATCCACTGAGAAGCACCCTTACCGATCTCAATATCGTGGTTGTACATGGCGGTGCGTTCTTGGGCTTGAGTCTCCATCTGGACTTGTTCTGTCCTGATTTCTTCAATACGGGCTTGGGCTAT